GACATGTGAATATTTCATAACACCAGCTTGGCCCAATATATTATCAGCAAGATTACTATCAAATGTTATTTGCATTGTTATATCATATTCATTTGTAGATGTTTTACCGGTGATAATTTGTTCCCATCGTTTGGCAGCCATATTCACAATATCATGATCTTCAGGGCTGCCACCCGTGATAATTACTTTAATTTTAAATTTTGATGATTCCTTCTTCCATAACCATAAATCTCGTAATGTTAACTTTTCATCTCCGTCAATATCCAACATCTCGCCTAAAGGCGGGGTTTCATCGAACACGATTTTTCGCCTAATGAGCGATATCTCGTTTTCATATAACATACTTAATATAAGACAACATAATATGATTCATATGAAATATCCCACGCTTTACATCATCGACTCCAAGCACAAAAACAGACAATGGGTCCTCGCTGTTACTGATACTCCTGAAGGTGTTTGTATTTCCCGTACTTACGGCGTTGTTGATGGTAAACAAATCACCGTCAATACCTTGGTTGTATCAGGTAAAAATATCGGCAAAGCCAATGAAACTACCCCTTGGGAGCAGGCGATTAAACAAGCCAGCGCATTGTTTGCGAAACAATCTGAAGATCACGGGTATTCCGAAACCCCCGATGATAACAATATGATCATCAAACCGATGCTTGCGCATACATACTTTGATAAAAACGGAAACCCGGATAAAAACAAAGATAAACATATCCATGTACCATTCTATATGCAACCTAAACTCGATGGTGTTCGTATGCTCGTTGGGAAAAATCTCGATGGAACACATGTTGTCATGTCTCGTACAGGCAAACCTATGTACAATATGGAGCACATTACAAGTGAACTTTTCCCCCTGCTAGATATGGGGGAATTCATTGATGGAGAAAATTTCACTTTCGATTTGACTTTCGAGGAAATCACAGGTATTTGTAGGACGTCAAAGGAAAAGCACGCTGAAAATAAGCAATGCACGGCCATCCAGTTTCACGCATTTGATACATTTCGCCTTTCACGAATGGATGTTCCCTTCAATCAACGGATGGAACGTCTCGAAGAATTGACGCATAAAACACACAATACAATCCGCGTTGACACCATCACCGTCACTTCAAAAAGTGACATCAAAGATATCCTCGGAGAATACCTTCAGAAAGGGTATGAAGGTGGTATGATTAGAAACCCGAGTGGTGGATACAAGCTGGATGCTCGAAGCAATGATCTTCAAAAAGTGAAATATTTTGTGACTGAAGAATTCACTATTTGCGGTTTTATAGAAGCCGATGGGAGGGATAAGGGTACGGTCATATGGGAATGTGAAAATGAAAAGGGAAAATTCAAGGTTCGCCCCCGTGGTTCTATTGAAGTTCGCAAAGAATGGTTTACGAATGGGAAGAAATACATCGGAAAACAACTAACTGTGCAATACCAAAACTTGACAGAACATGGTTTCCCTCGATTCCCGGTTGGCATCGCCATTAGAGATTATGAATAATGTCGATGACGTTGTTTTACAAAAAGTTCGTTGCTAATGAAAGCAAAGCATTTGAAGCAATGCATTGCGGTTACGGTAAAGCCTAAGTATTACACATAGGGCAAATGTATGATTTTTTGAACCATTCTGTCACACAACCTTCGTGAAACATGTGATTGCATTTCTCAAGTATAGCAATCTGCGAATTTATATCGTATTTTTCAATGCAAATTGCGCAACTTTCGTGAGAAGTATTTTCACTTTTATTAATTGTTTCGTACATACCACATCGTACAATGATTGGTGGTAATACCGGTTCATAATCTACGTTATTTACATTATTTAATTGATTTCTTGATGGTAAAGTCAATTGCCTGTCTGTATTAACGAAGGGACAACATATTTTTAATAGCATGAAGACGCCATATCCTGCGGACACAAGTATCATTAGAAATATGAAGTCGAGCAACATATAATATATATGTTTTTTTGCTTTTAAATTCAATGCGTTTATTTTTATATATTAGTAGTAATTAAATGACAATTGCACTTAAACCAGAATTTATTTTAAACCCAAACGTATTCCAAGGTGAATTAAAAGATTGTTTCGATGAAAACAAAATGTTTAAAAAAGGGCGAACTGCAAAGAAATGCATGCAACTTAAATCTGTGTACACGGCTTATACAAAGGCGTTAACTCCTGAGAAGAAAGTGAAACCAGTTGTTAAGAAGAAAGAGGAGGTGGTGAAGAAGGCGGCCCAGAAGGCAAAGAAGGCGGCGGCGGCGGCGGCGGAGAAGAATTACCGGGCGGCAGAGAAGGCGGCGGATAAGGAGTACCTGGTGGCGCAGAAGGCGAAGAAGGCGGCCCAGAAGGCGGCGGCGGCGGATAAATTAGCGAGACATATGCTTACTAGAATTCAATCAATCATGAAAAATGCCGATGGGAACCGATACGACCCATATACGACCCTTAAAAAAACATATAACAAAGCAAAAATGACACCTGGTCAGAAACTTCGATTTATCAAAAGATTTGTTTCTACAGTTAGCTATTCGGATATTGGTTATTAATATTCACACAGTTAAGAATAACTTTTCGATATAATTTATCCAACCTACTTGGTGGATTGTTGTTTACAGGACGATTCTTTGAACTAAATGCTGTGCCTTCGGCATGCGAACTTTGTTCTCCGGTATTATTCTTTATGGAGATTTTGAAGAACCGAAGTGATATCTTTTCTTATTACAAAACTAATGAACTAGGTGCTCAGTGAATATTTTACTTTTTAACATGTATTTGACAAATAATCTAAGTCAAATTTGTATCTATATATTTGACAATATCACTCACACAATATAATCTGCAATCCCTGGCAAATATGACTTCATCGTAATTCATAAACTTTTGTCTCGCCCTATGTTTATGACCGTTTCTATCAAAACCTGTCTTAAACATATTGAGAGCATATTCTTTCGATGTTGCATCTGTGTAACCTTTCATTTTCAAGAAAAGTATCCGTAATACCAGACTTTTTTTATCGATCCTATCGTACTTTTCATACTGCTCGAGCGCATTGAGTAAATATTTAGACATCGACATTTTTTGCTTTGATATATTTTCTTTGCGTGAAAAATCTTGTCCCACAGTCAAATATTGACAAAGGGTTCTGAGAGATCGATACAAATCACCGTGTTTGTCATTCGCATAACCGATGTTAACCAGTTCCAGCCTTATTTCATCTGCAAGTTTAATATTTTGACTAGAATTTGCATATTTTATAAAATTGCTTTTCATATATGACTTCAATACGCGAATGTAAGTACCACTTTTGTAATGTTTTGTCATCCATGTTTCAAACTTAGACATGATATACACATTATCTAACCGTTCTTTAGGTAACACAAGACCTGTTAACAACTTTCGAACCAAGAACAACACATCATCGTATAAATTCTTGGGAAACTGTACACCTAAAGAACACTCATTTGTTTAGTAAGTAACGCAACCATGACCACAATCGATCACATCAACATTGAAAACAACTCGAGAAATGATGATCTCGTCTCCAATAATTTTATTCTGTTCGAGGAAATCGTTCTCAAGAAGGGATACAAGGAAAGATATCTGACCTACACGGAAAACAGACACTTTCATCGATATATCGAACCGGATAAGTACGACCCCAAAAACGAAAATTACACGTTAGATTACCAGACCGTTGAAAACAACGTAAAAGGGTATTTTGATGGTTACACCAAAGTTCTTGATCATCCTCGGAAATACTTGACAAGTGACGGTAAAAAAGTACAAGTATGCTCGCTGTACCGTTCTGATGTGGATGAAAAACACGACATGCTTATGAACGACGGATGGGTTGTCATCCAACCAATTTACTCCACGCAAGCACGCACGTATATGCGATTCGTGAATATTGTCATCAGGCGCCTTCAAATAAAGGAAGATATCCTTAATATGAAGATTGCGTATTATAAAGATCAGTATATGGAAGGAAATTCAATGGAGACATCCGAAAAAATCATACAAATAGAACAAAATCAAAAAATGGTTATCAAAACGTACGCACAACTTGAAGACGTACGCAGAAGGATATCTTTGATGAAAGCTGATGACGAACAAACAGACATCTCTAGATTGCTCATCATCGTTTAAACATAGCGTTAGTATTTTAATAATGAACAATACATCGATTATTGAAAAAGTACATGTCCAAGATGTGTATTCAGAAATTGCGCGCGATTTCTCCCGAACCCGTCATACTGTATGGCCCCGTGTACAGTCATTCAGTGATACGATCCCCATGTCAAAATCATGTCTTGAAATAGGTTGCGGTAATGGTAAAAATATGATACCCATCGATGCTCGTGATATTACATGTATTGGTGTTGATACTTGCCATGAATTTATAGATATTTGCAAGAATCAACGGCTTGATGTGTTGTATGCTGATTGTTGCAAACTTCCGTTTACAAATGGAGTCTTCGATTATGCTATGTCTATAGCTGTTTTCCACCATTTGTCTACACAATATAGAAGGGAATCTGCTCTCAAAGAAATGGTACGTATCCTCAGTCCCAATGGAAAGGGTCTCATATCTCTGTGGTCAGTTGAAAATCAAACTGATAAAACATTTACGGCTGGTGACAACCTCGTTTCATGGAATTATAAAGGGGAAGAATTTCATAGATACTATCATATTTATACGCGTGATATGGTACAACGTTTTTTACTTTGTGTCATGGATAATTTAAAATATTATGAAATTAACAACCATTGTGGGAATTGGTACATTGCTTTTACAAAATGTTAAACATCACCATAAACGCTGTGACATACTTGATTCTCTCTATTAAATCATTATCGGCTTCTAAACATGATATTAATAATGATACAGTTACTTCGGGTGATAATATATTATCCGAGCTCACAATATCATGCGCCACTTGCGCATCTTGAATTCGCAATACCACTTGTCTTTTATTTTTCTTCAAGTGAACTAAAGCTCTCTTTCTGGTATATGGTGACGTATAAATTTTCCTGATAATAACAAAACTTCCATCCACTTGTCTTTTATTTTTCTTCAAGTGAACTAAAGCTCTCTTTCTGGTATATGGTGACGTATAAATTTTCCTGATAATAACAAAACTTCCATGTGTCGATAAAATCATTCAACACCCCTTTATATAATCAACCGATTTTATTTTTATATCAGTTGAAGAATGGCGATGAAATATATAATCACCTAAAGAACCGAACGTTATATGTTATAAAAAAGTATCTAAAGAATTGGTTTCTATTATATATAAGCAATCAATCGTCATGGCATCTAGGGCTAACGAATACAAAAAGCATACTCCTCTTGAGCATATTCTCGCTCGCCCCGATACCTATGTGGGTTCGGTAGAACCAGAGACGGAAAAGCAATGGGTATTCAATGACGCAAACTGTAAAATGGAACAAAAATCAATTACATACGTCCCGGGTCTGTATAAAATTTATGATGAAATTCTTGTAAATGCAATCGATCAATGCACGATGGACACTACCATCGATGCTATCACCATTGATGTCGACAAAGAAAATGGAAGTATTTGTGTCATGAATACCGGTAAAGGCATTCCAGTGGAGGTACACCCTGAGTACAAGATTTATATTCCAGAACTCATCTTTGGCGAACTTTTGACGAGTTCTAATTACGACGATACCAAGGAACGCACCACGGGGGGGAGGAATGGTTATGGTGCTAAACTCGCAAATATCTTTAGCAAAACTTTCACTGTTGAGACTCAAGATGTCCAAAACGGACTCCATTACATTCAAACGTTTTCTGATAATATGCGCAAAAAAGAAAAGGCTAAAATTACTAAAAAAAAATCACAAAAAGGGTTCGCAAAATTTACTTTCACCCCCGATCTGTCCCGTTTTGGGTTGAAGGAATTCACTGATGATATGGTGGCATTGTTCCAAAAACGCGCATACGACGCATGTGCGTGCACCCCTTCAAAAGTTAAGGTATCGTATAATGGTGAACAAATCAACGTCAAAACCTTTGAAAAATACGTTGATTTATACATCGGCGCCAAGACAGAAACACCGCGAGTTCACGAGGTCAGCAAATGTGGTCGTTGGGAGGTGGTCGTGGCTATGAGCCCCGATAACTACAAACAGGTATCCTTCGTCAATGGTATCAGCACAATTCAAGGTGGCACCCACGTCGAATCTATCAATAGACAAATTATCAATAAGGTTACCGATTATATTCAAGCAAGACACAAACAATTGACCGTTAAACCCCAGTTCATCCGCGATCACCTCTTTGTCTTTGTCAAGGCAGTGCTCATCAATCCTACGTTTTCAAGTCAGACGAAGGTGGAGTGTACCAGCAAAGCAAACTCTTTCGGTTCTAAGATGGACATCGATGATGAATACATCAAAAAGATCGGTAAGCTTGGTATCATCAACGAAGCTATTGCACTGGCAAAGCACAAAGAAATGCGGGAACTCAACAAGACCGATGGCAAAAAGCGCCTGACACTGAAAGATGTTCCTAAACTTGACGACGCAAACAAAGCGGGTAGTATCAAGAGTAACAAATGTACCCTCATTCTTACAGAGGGTGACTCCGCAAAAACATTCGCCATCAGCGGGTTGTCCGTTGTTGGACGCGATTTCTATGGTGTCTTCCCTCTGCGCGGTAAGATGCTTAATGTTCGAGAAGCTACTGCTAAACAGTTGCTAGAAAATGCGGAGGTCAATGCCATCAAAAAAATTATGGGGCTTCAACACGGAAAAGTGTATAATGATACCTCAGAACTCCGATATGGTAATATCATGGTCATCACAGATGCGGATGCTGACGGTAGTCATATCAAAGGACTCCTCTTCAACTTTATTCATCATTTCTGGCCATCTCTGATGAAGATACAACCTAACTTTGTGCGATCTATGATCACACCAATTGTCAAAGCAACAAAGGGAAGCGAAAAGAAAGAGTTCTATTCTATGAAAGATTATAATGAGTGGAAGGCTGGTGGAACGCAAGGGTGGAATGTGAAATATTATAAGGGACTTGGGACAAGTACGTCCGCAGAAGCAAAAGAATATTTCAAAAATCTCGGTAAAAACGTCGTAGAATACAGGAACGATGATACGTCAGACGCATCAATCGAGCTTGCTTTCAAAAAGACAATGACAGATGAACGTAAAAGTTGGATCTTAAAAAGTATTCTGAATAATGAGACGATTCCTCACGACCAGAAACGCATTCCATATTCCGATTTCATTCACAAAGATCTCGTATGGTTCAGTATTGCTGACAACATTCGTAGCATCCCCTGTGTAGTTGATGGTCTCAAACCATCTCAGCGCAAAGTCTTGCACGCTTGTCGAATGCGACAAAACACTGAAATCAAAGTATCCCAGTTGGCCGGTTTCGTGAGCACGAAAACCAGCTATCATCACGGCGAGGCATCTCTGATGGGCACAATCATCAACATGGCTCAAAACTTCGTGGGCTCTAATACATATAACTTGTTGCAACCAAGGGGTCAGTTTGGCTCAAGACTTATGGGTGGTAAGGATGCGGCGAGTCCAAGGTATATCTTCACGCGATTGAGTGAACACGCATCCAGATTGTTTGTCAAGGCCGACGACCCAATCCTCGAATACCTCGATGATGATGGGCAAAAAATTGAACCTAAGTTTTTTGTACCTATCATGCCCCTCATCCTAATCAACGGCGGTGAAGGTATCGGTACTGGTTATAGCTCATCTGTACCATGCTACAACCCCGACGATATCAAGAAAATGGTTATCGGTATGTTGAATGGGAATATAGAAGGTAATGACATTCATCCCTGGTACCCAAAATTCAAAGGTACTATTACGCCTACTGGAGATGGCACATATCAAGTCACGGGGTGTTATAATCTCAAAGCTGGTACCCTGGAAATCACAGAACTTCCTATTGGTAAATGGACAAACGATTACAAAGAATTCTTGGATTCCCTCGTAGACAACAAGATTGTGAACTATGAAAATCACAGCACTGAAGATACCGTGTATTTCAAGATTCGTATGAACACCGCCCAGTTGTCACATGAAAAGATTTTGAAAGATTTCAAGCTCACTGGTTCTATCAATACTACAAATATGCATCTCTTTGATGCTAAAGGAAATATCAAAAAGTATCGTTCCCCTAGAGAAATCGTGAAGGATTTTGTCGATGTGCGCCTACATCATTACGATGTGCGAAAGAAATACCAACTGAAAAAGATGTCAGTTGACCTCAATATTTTGACTCAAAAAATTACCTTCATTCGTCTCATTGTTAACGAAGAACTCGTGATTTACAAGAAGAAAAAGGATGTCATCATGTCTGAACTCAAGAAGAGAAAGTTTAGTATGGTTGATGGAGGATACGACTACCTGCTCAAGATGGAATTGTACAATCTGACTGATGAAAAAATTAACGAACTTGACACAGCGCACAAAAAAATAAAACTCGCTCTTGATACCCTTGAGAAAACATCTATTCAAGACATATGGATGCAAGACCTCGCATAAACATATAACAATAATATATCGATTATAGTATCAGACTATGGATTTTGATTATAATTCAAGTAAACCCGTAGCAGTAGTGATGTTCGCAACATTGTTAGAATTTTATATATATACACACTATGAATTGGAATTTATCGAACTCAAACCTATCGCTCTCGTGTTTCCTGCATGTATGGGGATAATAAGCATCTTTTTAGACCCCGATATCATCATCGCCCTCAATATGGTCTACCTCTTATTTTGCATCACACTCCTACATTTCCCCTATTGGGAATTCATCATGCTACACCCATTTGTATGGTCTGTTATACATAAGTCTGAAGTCATCCCAACCCAATACTATCACCCAATTCTCACCCTTAGACACGTCTCTTACACGTTGCAACGATTAACACCTAAAAAGATTCATTGGCAAATTTCCATCGCATTATCTGGCGGTGTATACGTTATGTATGATCACTTATTCAAGTACCTAGATGAAACATACAAAACACATATTGATGCCGTGACATTCTTGACTAACGTTTTCATGAATATATGTTTTATGATTTTATGGGTTGGTTCCCCCGTACACGGGGTCACTACACAAGGTTTGATAGACTGCATCACCGCCGTCAGCCTCGTCGTATTGTATAGATTTGTGCGCCCCCTCTATGCCCGTAGTATTATTAACAGTGCCGGATACATACTTCCATATTTCTTCAACATGCCTTACATGGTATCTATCAATCAGTGTATGACCCTCGCAATAAAAGAAGAATTATACACACAAATAGATATTCAACCAGTGTTGCGTTTCATCGAACACGCCGTTGGGTTTGCAGTTGGGTACAGTGTGTCTCAATTTGATATACCTTATGCTGAATACATAGCTATCGGTGGACTTATTGTATCACAATGTGGTTTAAGGTATTATAAAAATGATCAACTCGGCGAAGATTGTAGATGCCAAAATGTAGTTTAATTCCGTCGTATATAATACATGACACTTGGACCAAAGGTTCAATTATATACCAAAAATGGAAACCCCAAGAAATACGAAGGCTTGCGCAGAACATCATCTGGTCAGATTAACGTTGGTATAATCATCCCTAATCTCACAATTCGAAAGGTTGTCGCTACAGGTAAGGGTAAAGGGAAGACCGTGATGAACAAGCCGATCACCAGCGCGTCGGATAAAGAAGAATTTGTGTACGCTGGGGTCGCAGTGAAATATTTGATCGACATGGAGTGGTTTGATCTCGCGAAAGATAAGATTAAAAAAATCAGATTTGGGAAATTTCAAGACATCTTCTTCCAGACATGGAAGACCAACCACTTTTTGAACTTCTTGAGACACTTCTTGAGTACCGACAAACAGTTCAAGAATACTTTCAAGGGATTACAACGAAGTTCGCTCATAGATCTCGTCGTGAATTACTCAAAGGCTTGATTTCTTTGCGCGTATATACATAACAAAATAAAGTAAAGAACCAAGCCAAGCTAACACGTTGACAAACATTGATGAACACACAGCTATACCGCAGTCATTATTTGGTAATGTAAAATAATAAACCACCTAAAGAACACTAATACATTAAGTATAACATTCGTGACATCATGTATCACAACACGCTTTGCAACGACTTCCTTTCCGATTTTACCACCACGTTCCCCGATAAGGGTCGTGCTGATATCGTCGCAGTGGAACAATTCCTTCAAAAATATAAAATCCTTATCGAACGCTGTACCGATTTGACCATCCCCGAACTCGACCCATACAACTGCGTCGATTTTAAGCGTAGAATCCAAACATGTAAAACCATCTGCAAAGTCGCGAAAGAATACATACAAACTACGGTGTCATCCTTTAAAATCGTTTAAGATTTCCTGAACTGTATAGTATATGAAGGAATTCGAATACGATGGTCATCGTATCTTGCTCGGAAAAGATAGATCCGATAACGTACAATTGTTGAAAAACTTCGGTCACACTGACTATACGTTCATGCACCTCAAATCGTATCCATCTTCACATGTTATCATCATGACTAACACACCGTCTGATGAAACTCTTGAATTCGCCGCCCAGGCTTGTAAACAACAGAGTAAATATAAGAACCTCAGGGGGGTTAAGGCTATCTATACCGCGTACTCCAATGTCAGAAAGACAGACGTACCCGGTGCAGTAGTTTTCAAAAGCAACAGAAAAGTTAAAAATATCACCATCCCTAAACTACCGACTGTTCCTTAGCCCGTTTTTCACGTACTTCAACACATCGGATCTCCTCTCTACATCTAATGCATCCATTGCTGTTAACTGCTTTTGACACGCATCTTTCTTAGGGATTCCGTGCACCACATCTTCCATCCGTATCAATGACGCTGATACCGTGTCTAGTCCGCTGAATGCTGTCTTGTTTTCTCCCATCGCATCCTCTAACCTATATATCATCCGCTTCGCGCATTCCTCCAATACCGTATCCAATACCAATTTCAAAAATCTTCCGTCCTCGTATACATCCACGTAATTCCCTCTGATGTTTTTAACTTGTAAATTCTTGTGTTCCCCGCGATGGGCCACCGTCGGAAACTCCGAAAAGAATGTCAATGGCTGCTCCGATCCCACACACTTTCTCACTATATCCGCTATCATCTCGGGTGTCATGTGCGCGTATGTCTCATTCGACCAATTCACGATGTTTATGTTATTCGTGATGTTGTTCGTTATGTTGTTATTTATTGTTACGTTGTTTATGTTCTTAGCATCTTGTTCAGGTTCAGTTGATTTGCACTTGACGTTTTTAATATGGGCATATTTAGCATTTCTATGAGAAAACCATTTTAAGCATGTAGGGCATTGTAAAGTATGACAACCTTTACATTTTTCAACGTGCTTTTCACAAGCACTTCGATTAAAAAATCTTTTTTCGCATTTAGTACAAACGTGATTCTTTTTTCTTCCGTTTGTATTCGGTGTGTCTTCGATTGTAATTGGTGTATCGTTATTAGTGTTTGGTGTTTTTTGGTGTTCTTTTACAACTTCTTGGTATACCACATTTTTAGAAGGGGAATTCGTAAAACAAGGTATTTTTCTTGTTAAATGTTTTTCTAAAAAACAAGGGTATGTAAACGTTTTACCACAATGATCACAACTTAGCATTATATTATGACATATAAAATCATCCTTAAGTTTAAACGATTTGAATTTTTACAATTGACGATCCATTTGCGTTTTTTGCGCGTCTGCAATACTGCGATGTATCAAGTGACACTTTTTGTGCTATAACTGGAGATGTAAAATGGTTTCTTGGATCTAACCCAAACCATTTGCGTTTGATGTACACCGATGTCATTTGGTGTATGTTTTCAATTGCTTTTTGTGTCTCAAATGTTTGTTTTTGATGTACGTCGTTTGCATATAGTGTATTTATTTTATCAATCCAAATAATCTTTTTTGTGAAGGTAATTTCATACAACAATATTTTTTTCTTGATAAATGTTTTTAAAAAAAATATGGATATTTAAAATACTTATTAAAATGTTATCAGTTTATCATAGTAATATTATGATATATATATATAATATTTTTCTTGAATGAATTAAAAATGTAAAATTCAATATAATTATAACAAATCTAAAATACTATACTAACTTATGATATTTTAAAATAATTATAAACTATTATACTTTATATATATTTAGAGATAGAGAGGGAGAGAGAGAGACATGAAAAAAGAAACATGAAAAAAGAAACATGAATCATTGAAAGAAAAAAGAAGGATATCTGATAAAATAATCAAGTCTTGTCACGCGTTGTTGAGAATCATAATCGATATACTCGGCTCTCAGTTGTGATTCATAAGCGGTGCTATACAACCCTCTGGTGTGTATATAGTGTAATGCCGCGCGAACACATGGTTCATAATCACCGGTAGACATTGCCAGTTGAACGAGACCGTTAATACCTTTGATATCATTACGCGAAAGGAGTTCTTTGCTGACGAGGAATTGAGAAGGGGGCTTTTCGTCGAATACATGATAGCACGACAGTTGATGAACGGGGTTCAACTTAGAAAATACAACGCGGAGAACGTCTTGGTTCATGGTTTCATATAATAGAACTGTTTTTGTTTGTTAGGTTATATAAAAAGATAAAGTATGGTATGTGTATACGATGGCGTTTATTTCAGATATGGATGAAGGTGACCTTATTTTTAGCGAGAAAATAGGATCAGGTAGGTGTTCGGATGTATACAGAGCGTTGAATTGTAAAACGAATGAGTACGTGGCAGTGAAAATAATAAACAAGGGCCCTCTAAACAACGAGTCATCTACGTCTGAGTTTGAAATATATTCGAATACGAAATTGTATCATCGGGATATTATTAAATGTATGGGTTGGTTTGAAAATGGAAAGAATGTATACATGTTGTATGAGTACGCACCTGATGGTGATTTATTCGAGTTCTTAATTCGTTCAGATGATATATTGAAAGAAACCGAAGTGAAACATATAATCAAACCAATAATACGCGCAGTAACTCATATTCACGCAAAGAAATGGATCCATAGAGATATCAAGCCAGAGAACATTTTGTTATTCAAGGGTGTTCAATCGAAGGTGGGGGATCTTGAATTTGCTGTGAATACCAACGAATTGATACCATGTGAAAGAGTTGGAACACTTTCATACATGGCACCAGAGGTGTTAGATTGTGATGAAAATAAACAAATGATGTTGAAAGCGAAGGGTGTAGCTGGGTATGGAAGTGAAATAGACTGCTGGAGTATAGGGGTACTTACATACGAATGTTTGTTAAAGATTGCTCCGTTCGTTGGAAACAATTTTGAAGAAATACACGAATCAATAAAGAATTATGATATACATTTCGGGAACATTTCCGAAAATGCACAAGATTTCATACTAAGATGTCTAGAACCAGATCCATTAAAACGAATAAAAGCAAGAGACATGTTGTGTCATGAGTGGTTTAATGAATTAAAATATTGTTTATTTTGTTAAAAATGTATGACACCTGTTTCTTTTAAAACAGCTTTTGCGAGCGTCAGAATAAGAAGTCCTTGACCAATATCTTTGTACTCCATTCCCAAGACTCTACCAGCTATGGTCATGGGGAGCATCCACGCGACAACTTGCATACCCGCATATTCAGAAAAGTCTTTCACGTTATCGAATGCGGAAGGATCGGGGATGACCCGCATCGGTACAACAGCATGTCGCGTACGAACGGCTTTATATGGTAAACGTTTTGGTGTAATGTGCGGGATTGTAGATCTTGTGATTGCAAACATACTATTACATGTTCTAATACTGTTATTTTTAAATTCTTCTCTGTTATAATGGATCGGCAAAAGTCAATTATTATCACTCATTAGATAAAGATAACGTATCGAGATTAATGGAATCTCTCGCCATCCGAGAGTTAGACGAATCGAAAGCAAAGGATCTCATGGTGTATTCTGCATCATTTGGAAGTAAGTTGAAGTTTTTATTTGAACAAAGTCAATACATTCAAGAACAAGCAGTAAAGCTCATAGAAAACGCAGAATTGAACAAGCGTCTGCATGATGCGAAGTGTCAAATTAAAAAGGTATATGGCAAAGTGTATCACTTTTATACGAATGATAAAGATGAGACATTTTGTTCAATCATTGGACCCGATGAGTGGAAAATGTTTAGGGTTTAATGAGGACTTTCTTGTACCTCTTATAATAGCTATCCAAGCTTTTCAGAGCTGTCATTCTTTGTTTATGGGTCATTTCTTCTCCAATGGCATAATAACTTCTTTCATTCCAATACATATCAAGTTGTAGAAGTTTTTTCTTGTGTTTTTCTACAAGATTTTTTACGCTTACCTCATCAGATTGGTTCAATTTTTCAAATTCTTTGATGAACATATTTGCATCTTCAATGAACGCAAGTTTCAAAATTTTTTTGACACTGACTCTGTATTCCAAAATTCTTTCCAGAATTTTTCATATACGTACGCATAGCATTTTTCAACGCAGGGTCATTAAATTTGTCTAACAATTGACATTTCACTTTCTGTACGTTCATATTAGATTGTTCTCTCTTCTTCTTTGATACTTTATTCATTTCGTTTCTGAAATCTTTATACACAATCTTACCTTTTATTATATTGTACATTTGGGCATGTGTATAGCGTACCCCGAGTGTATATTTTATCTTGCCGATTGGCGACATAAAGGATTTCAATACGTACTTAACATTATCCGTGTCACTGATGCCACCCATTTTCCTCTTCTCTTCTGCCCATGATTCTGCAAATGCTGTCATTATTATAACAAAGATTTTAATTATGTTACCAAAAAATAAAAAAGGTCCGGGCTTCAACGCACAATGACAATGACAATGACAATGAATACTTTTACTTATTTTTACGAAGTCCCTATGCGTAACAGGGCGTAACATAGACGGTTGTCGGAACATTTTACCTAGGTCATGATGGAGAGTTCGTCAGTGCTTAATTCGGTCGACGCCCTTTCACAATGTGGAAACCCTCGTATAATGATAGCAATTCAATCTGTCACGTTGTACACATCATGATCCAAATACTGTTTATATTTCTCTAATGTTTTTTGTGTGACTGTATGGCCTTGATTTAACCGTTTTCGTACATAGTGTGCACCCTTCTTTAACGGATCCTTTTGATAACATTTCCGTGAAGCGATACGAAGCCTATGGGCTTTTTCGCATTTCTTTTTGTCTTCGTCGTCAATGTAAATGTCTGCGTCATCAATCCTGTGTCGACCCATAATATATAGTGTATACCTAAGTAAACGAGTTTTTCTTTAGGTACTTTACATATTCCGACAGGTGTCCAATTTACATAAAAGTATAAAAGGACCATCGCATCACAGATGATCGTCACTTTTCGGCGCACGATGGTGCGCGCAAAACAAACAGCAAGGAAATCTGTAGGGGGTAAGGCCCCTATAAGTGATGTTCGTAAGAAAACCGATAAAGTAATGCTACATTCCGAAAAATGACTTTAGTTTATCAAATTCGACATCAGGAAGATCTTGCATACCAAACAAATCAGGACCAATATCAAGGTCCGTTCTACACATAGGACAATTTTTATTTTGTTTCTTCCATTGTTTAAGACACTCTGAATGAAAAACGTGGTTGCATTGTTCTATCGTGAGTTTATCTGATGTTATAACATCCATACAAATAGAACACTCCATAGTTGTTATACAATCGTAAATTTTATATTTGAAAAATAGAGAGAATATATATGGAATACCTATTAGTTGTCGCACGGAGTTCAGAACTTTGTTCATGGTGTAATGAAAATATGAGGGGCTTGACGTTGAAAGGAAATTATGATGCGTTGCTTCATCGGACAGTAAAAATCGGAAAAGAAAATAGAAGCCAGAAAAGCGATAAAGCATTTGAACCATACATATACACTGCTAATTATAAGCACTCGTATGATGAGACCGATCATGTGGCGGTAACAATGCGTTGGATATATCACGGATTCCCTACCAAATTGTTTTGGAATAGGTTTTGTTTGACGATGGATTCAGCAAAGATCGTACATAAAATTTTCAACAGAGACGTGTGGATTATTGGAAATGCAGTAGAAACACCTGCGCAATTGAAGATGTATCCAATACCGGATGATGCGTTCGTGATACGATTTAATAAAGCAATTTTGCATGAATCTCGAATAGATTTATGTATTTTCAACGATGTGATGTTCGAAAAGCTAAAAAATGAGATACAGTCGTCGAGCATCCTTTGTGCGGTGGTTCAGAAGTTAAATCCTGATTTTGACACATTACGCAGAAATGAAGAGTTATTCACGACTGGAATAATGACTATGATGTGGATTACAAAGTTTTTTACTATGTATAAGAGTCTAACAATAGTCGGTTTTAACATGGTTCAACCTGGTCAAAAAGCACATTATTTTGACACGGAGAGTCCAGCGAAGCCGTGTACGGGATTCGCTGGTCATGATGCAGAACATGAAAAACAAATGTTGTGTGACTACGCATCATGTCCGTATCTGAACATTAAATACATTGACGTGTCCCATTAACCGAACCCTTTACGAAACACGCTTATATATTAGGCGTAAAAATGGTTTAAGAAATACTGCATAGAATATAATAATAATGAGCGATGCTGGTTCTGAACACAACCAGACTCGTGACGACGAGTTTAAGCGAGTTGTGAAACAATATGTTACACTTTTTGACGAGATAGCTGAAATTCGTTCGATAATTAACCAGAAAAATAAGAAGAAGAAGGCTTTAACTGAATTTATTATTGCGTTCATGCGAGATAGTGAAAAGGACATTTGTAATCTTGGAGCTTCTGGTGTGTTGGCGATGAAGAAACAGCAAACGACTGTTACACTGAAGAAAGAATACGTACAACATATGTTGACACAGATTCTTCAAGACGAACAGAAAGCGGAGGAATCTGCGAAATTTATATTTGAGAACAGAGAAAAGAAAGAGACATTTAAACTCCAAAGATTGAACCCTATTTAAAAGTATATCTTGTTTATCCTAATAATGGTAAATATAATGGATGTACCAGATGATGTTATAAGAAACATAGCAGGGCATCTAGACGAATATGGAGATGTCATTCGAATGCAAACAGCGCTTCGTAGTGAGATACCCACATATACCAGACCACATCATTATCTGAAAACATTGTATGAATTCGAGACATATACGAGAACTAATTTGGTAAATGATCCCGCGTACAAGAAAAGTCTCGAATGGTGTGAACGGTATCGTTCGAATAGATTTGATAATCCTGATGGGTGGACTGATGAACAAATGCGTATAATAAATAGCGAAGCAGAAGTCACGATGGTCCAAGCATTTGCGGGTACTGGTAAGACAACGACGGTGTTTGAATATATGCGAAGAAGGTCTGATAAGAAGATTCTGTATTTAGCATTTAATAAGGCTTTAGAATCTTCGGCGAAACAAAGAGTAATTGATACCGATATGGCTCATGTGGATGTATATACAACACATGCGTTCGCGCTTGAATATTTGAAGAAGGAGGGTCATTTACCAGATGATGTACAAGTTGGTGATCTTAGGATGAAGGATCTACTTGATATATACGACAGAAGTACTGCGTATGATATTTCAAAAGAACTTCAGGCATTTTGTGCGAGTGATTCATCTGATGTATACTTGTCAGAAGAATACAACGAGACGTACAAAGGATACGTTGCACAACAAATGAAAATGATATGGAAGAGGATGTGCAGAGGCGAAATGAAAGTGAGTCATGATGTATATTTGAAACTTTTTCAAACCTTAATGGTACAACTTCCATATGATATTATTATTGTCGATGAGGTGCAAGATTGTACACCATGTCAGATGAGTATAGTCAATGTTCAGAAAGCGAGAAAAATATATGTGGGAGATATTCATCAACAAATATATAAATTTCGTGGTGTGTGTAATCCATTTACAACACAAGTGTATACATTGACTAAAACGTTTCGTTTTGGGCATGAGATAGGCGATTTGTGTAATCACTTTTTGCGAATATATAAACACGAAGAGAACGTGATTACTACACCAAAAGACACTAATAGCAAGGTGTCTGTAAAATATCCATTGAAGGGTGAAAAGCATACACTGATATGTCGTTCACATGTTGGAACTATAGAGGCTGCATCTGAAATAAAACAACCATTGTATCTGAGGGGGATCAAACCAATAAACATAGAAAAAGAATTAAGTATTGTCGAAGATTTAATACATTTTGAAGACGGGAGAAAGGAACAAATAAAGCACAAAAAGTTGCGTAAAGTCGTATCCCAATTGAAGATAGACGAAGAAAATCAACAGGGCGAGCTGTTCAGGACATTCAAAGAATTGTATCCTGATAGTTCAAAATGGAGAATTAGAATCATGTTATTTAGAAAACATGGTGAATATATGCTAGAAAAATACAAATCGATAGGAGAATATATAGTAGAGGACGAAGAGGATGCTATTGTAATACTTACGAATGTACACCAAGCAAAAGGATTAGAGTTTGACACGGTGATGTTACACGACGACTTTTCTACATTATGTACACGAGATAGAGCGACGAGAAGATGGATCCCGAGAGTGTTACCATTACCTTCACAAGTAGAAGAGTACAATTTGGTATACGTCGCAATGACACGTGCTATGAAAAAACTGATATTAAATGAACACCTGAAACAATTTGTACATACGTTACAGCAGTGGAACCATCCGTATATACAAAGGATTTGTGATATCAATAATGAATGTGATATGTGTCATCACAACAAGAAGTGTTACGAATTGAAATGTTCGAATGATGATATATCCCATCTTGGAACGGGAGTTTCACAGTTTTTACATACCAGATACGTGTGCACTACATGTTTCTAACTGTGGGTGTAACTTTTACCATATTATTTTCAACCGCTGTATTGATTTTAATGGTTTGACCATACGTAGGCGCCCTGAAAACTCTCATTTCATTCATATATTTCACTTTAAATAATAAACTACCGTCGTTCGGATCAAGGCATAATGACATTCCTTGTTCAGGGAGATCAGATTCGAGTACATCATCAACGAGGGGAAGCTTAAAGGACAAGTTATTGCCACCTATGATGGTTTGATTACTTTTTGTGCTTACACAATTGTTACCAACAACAATACATTTTTCATGAACGACGGTGTTATCGTTACCGAGAACGAGACCGTCGTTTGCGAGTACAGTATTTCTAGATCCGAAAACGCTACTCTTGCCGGTGACACGATTATCGTTTCCTGATATTACGGCACCTCCATTAACTGAAGAGTTTTTACCGATGAGACGCTTGATATATTGTTTTTCTTCGTCTGTAAATACATTAGTATTCGGTTGAGATTCGTATAATTCTTTGACACGTTTTGCAGACATTCCGATATCGGATTTTAAGATATCATCTCTGATTGAAATCTTATTCACCTTAAGTTCATCTACTTGAAGTGAATTGGCAACACCATCTTTTATTTGTATGACATCAAAGCTACCTGTTTTCATTATTATATCACATATTATATCAATTTCATAGTTTACGAACATCTTTGTATAATTTTAGTTCTTCTACAGTTTTGAATTCTTCATTATCGTAATAATATTTGTCATTTCTCAACATTGCGTAGTCGTCGTCCCCATCATCCCCAAAAGACATTGGGACTTTTTTGATAACCCAACCACACTCATCATGATGCTCTGAGATGATCTGAAACCCCAAAAACGGGAAACATTGTGTCCCACCATGTTTCGTGAAGTATAATACGAATGTATTAGGGTCAGTCGCTGGGGCAAATGTCATTTGTGTGTGAATCATTATTACTTGTAAAAATATTACTTGTCAAAATTTTAAATTACCTAAAGAGGCTACATATATTATATAAACCATCATGTACATCAAAGACGTATCCCTTAACACTCGCTACCCAATCGAAGATATCATATATCGATTTGGTAAACAACATTTGAAAGAATGTATGAGTAAAAATATATATCAGATATGGGTACCTGAAGACATCAGAGATATTCTATTGGATAACAGATTTCACAAAAAGGCTTTGAATACTGCCGTAAAACATCTCAAAAATGGTCACGATATGGAAAATCTCGCGAAGTTAACAGGTAAAGTGAAGAAACACACACCATCTTTCAATGCGATGATAGATAAGACGGATATGCGTCAAAACTTTATGAATAGAATCGCACTTTCTCAAGCAAAGACTATATTCAAAGAAGCCTATTTGCGGCGATTTGAAGATGTTGAAACAAAAGTGGATCCAATAACATGCGAAGAAATAAAGATGCCCTGTTTCATTCGAAATGATTGGAAGAATGGAAATCGAGTAGTATATGATGTTGAAACTATTATTGAATGTAGAGAAACGATTCGCTTACCGTATGCATTTGATGTAGTCGACGGAGAAGATGTAACATATTATGCGAAATATTATACCGACTATTTTATTAGCCCGATGACTAGAGCTAGATTTAAAGTGAACGACATAGTAAGATTATATTTGTAATTATAATGAAAGGATTTCGTTTTAATCGGTATGGAATGTTGATTTATATACTTTTTGGTATCTTAGTTGGTGTATGGTTATCGAAGGAACCAGAAGAAGAAACAAAACCTGTAATTAAACCAGTAATTAAACCAGTAAAGCATCGTGCGAGAGTAGTCGTATTAAATCAGAACACACAAAGCGTAGATGATTATCGTCGTGTTGGACATTTACATTCATCGAATAGAATTCTCCCTTTATATGGTAGGCAGACGTATCGCGGTTCGTCTTTATGGCAATACTACACTATGAGTGACGGTAATATTCCAGTTCGGTTATCATTTACAAAAGATGGCAGAGAATGTGATTCTGAATATGGATGTAAAGAGATATATGACGATGACACAATAATGATAGAAGAGTACGGAAACACATTTAGCGTGAATGTAGATAAGCCACACATGCGTTACATCCCATATTAAGCAAGTTCTCGCAATTCGTTAACCTGAATATTTTCTCTGATATTCAACATCGTTTTTTTGTGCGTATACACACTGTTTGGTAGGATTTTATCAGGTCGTGTACAGACAAATGTCCATTCTTTGTCCTTTACGAATTTACATTCAATCATAGCATACGCTTCATCTTTGATACGAACGGTTAGTTGAACGTCTTTAGCCGATTTATCTTTGATGTGGTGTGTAGTTTTTTTGAGTTCTCCCTTCGTTTGTAAGAACAAATCCCCCTTGTTATTAATGGCGAAATCAACAGTATTTTCATGACCATTTTTTAATTTGAAATAGAATGGATGTGTATTGACTCTGATTGGGTCGTCTCCGGGAATGAGAATAACTCCATCCGTTTTATACGGTCGTTCTTCATCTAAGAACATCGATATATTTTCAAGAGGAAATATATCCTTTTTCAGAAATAAAAGGGCGTCCGTATCTTGTTTTTTGTACATGTCTATGAATGTATCTGTGAAAGACATACGTTCTGAAAACGAGAGTGTATTTATGGGTTTTCCGCACATGACAACACAGTCATACACCAGAAAAATCCATGTACCATCCATGCGTTGAATAATTTCTCCGTCGAGGACAGTTCCCTTTGCGCATTCCCTCGGAATGCGTAATTTGAGTAAATTAGTTTTGAGACTCCTGTCCATGACGGTTGCGACTTTTTTATCATCAATGGTACAGCATATAAATGCGTATCTAACCCCGTCTGTTTTGTCACATACGTGATAATTTTTCTTTTTCAACGATGGAAAATGTTGTCTTTCGATAGATATTGGTTGCGGTCCCGGGAATATGTCATCACGACCGTTCCACAAGGATGCGACTACACTCAAGGGATGCTCTAGATCATCTGGATATGGTTTTGCGAGATCGTTCCAGGTCGTCATACACTGAATACACCCTAAATCTTTAAACAATATT